AGGCCATCATCGCTGAGGTCGAGCGTAAAGAGCTTGGACGTGTCGAAAAGGCGCAATGGTATGAGCGCTTTGCTTATGTGCAAGATGATGAAGCGTACTTCGATATGCAAGATAGGCGTGAGATCAGCCGTCAGACGTTCAACGCTTTGTTTCGTCATATCGACTGCAAGTCCATACACTCTGGCACACGCATTTTGCCGTCCAACTGCTTTGATGAGAATCGTCAGGCGATGGGCGCTAAGGCGTTAGTAGGGATTACCTATGCAGCAGGCGAAAGCGTGATTGTGTCACGTGATGGTGATCTTTATGGTAACCGTTGGCGTGACGCCAGACCTGACGTATCAAGCGTGGTCGCTAGTGATGAGTCGATTTCAGCGTGGTTAGACCATTGTCGTGAACTTGTGCCTGAACCTGCCGAGTTAGACCATATCCTTAACATTATGGCGTTTAAAGTGCAACATCCGCAACTCAAAATCAATCATGCCGTCTTACATGGGGGTGATGAGGGTAGCGGTAAAGATACGATGTGGGCGCCGTTTATTTGGGCGGTATGCGGTAGTCACCTCAAAAATAGGGGGATTATGGATAACAATTCCATCAATTCCCAATGGGGTTATCAATTAGAATCTGAAATACTTTTAATCAATGAATTAAAAGAACCTGACGCTTCAGCCCGTAGGCAGCTAGCCAATCAACTCAAGCCAATCATAGCCGCACCGCCAGAGATGTTACCGATTAACCGTAAGGGTTTACACCCATATCAAATGGCGAATAGGGTGTTCGTTTTAGCGTTTAGTAACGACCCTGTACCAATTAGTTTAGCGTCGCAAGACCGTCGATGGTTTTGCGTATGGAGTGCCGCACCTCGCATGAATCCTGAGCGTGCAAGTGCGCTTTGGGCGTTGTATCGCAAGGGGGGATTTGAGTCGATTTCAGCGTGGTTACACAAGCGTGATGTGAGTCAGTTCAACCCATCAGCAACGCCAATGATGACGGAGTTTAAAGCTAATTTGGTCGAGCATGGCATGAGCATGGCAGAATCATATCTTGTCGAGATGCTACGTAATCGTGTAGGGGAGTTTACTAAGGGCGTGATAGGGTCGCCATTTCATGCGCTTTGTGATCGCCTTGCTGGTGCTGCGCCTAGTAATGTGAAAGTCCCTCAAGCCGCACTATTGCACGCCCTTAAAGAGGCGGGTTGGATTGATTGTGGACGCCTAGCAAGCGCTGATTTTAAGAGTAAAAAGCATATTTATGCTGCGCCCGAGCTAGCGGGCGTATTGAGTAAGTCAGAGCTGCGCCGAGCTGTAGAGGATATAACGCCGCCGCAAGTAGTAAAAACCAAATAATAAGGCCCGCACATAGCGGGCCATTGTTTAGGGTTTAACGGGCTTATAAATCGAATACAGCAATCAATAAACAAATAATTATGAAAACAATCAAGGCGTGCATCATAATGATATTTTCCCGTTATATCGGCGGGCAAATAGCTGCGCCGCTGTTTTATTAGTAAATCGAATACTATAATTTTCGCCTTGTATTTTGTAATGAACTATATACATTTATAAGGCCCTCTCATTATCTTTTAATACGTTGACGTAAACATCCTCTAGGATTTGTTTAACTAAGCGCATTTTTTGCGCATTATCTAGGTTTTGAATACTAATTAAGGCCTGATTGTATTCGCAATAGGCAAGCCCGTGTTTTGCTACTTCCTGTAATAAAGACATGGTTAAACCCCTTTTAAAAATTGTTGTTGAATTTGTTGTATGACGTCTTGCGCTTGCGTGATGGTTTCCTTGTCGTCTTCGTATTGAGGGTTTGACGGTTCCATGTCGTCGATATAGTAATCGCCAATAGATGAAAGCATTTCTAAAACGTGTAATTGTTCTTTGGTTAGTTCTATAAGCATATTAAAATCCCCCTGTACGATAAACATAAACAAGCGCCAACAATGCGCCAATGGATGCGGAAACAATGCCGCCGATGATGTAATCAATAAGTTTAGTTTTCATTATTTAACCTCAATCGCTAAAATAAAATTACCGCAACAGTTATAAACCTCAAACCCTTCAAATTGTCCGTCCGAAAACTCATATACACGATCTCCGCCCCCCAAAACAAACCACGCGCCACGAATACCTAAACAATTCTCATGGTTACGCCCTTGCTCAGGCGCTTGCGCTTTTCTGAATCCTTTATCATCACAAGGCATAACACAGTCAACCATGCCGTCAAAATCGGATAGATTTTTAATGTATAGATTGTTTTGATTCTTTTTAATAAAACTCTTAACTGTCGCCATTGTTGGATTGTTTTTAATGGTAACTGGCGCGAGTATTGGCCCGCCCGTTGTTTTATCCATTGTCAATAGATACGGTTTACCGTCGATAGTCGAGCGATAATCGGAGGGTCTACGGTTATATTCTCTTTTAGTCATTGTTAGCATTTTGTTTACTTTCGTTTAGATTAGTTTAATAAATGCAAGGGATAACGCGCCCTTGCTCGCGATTCACTAAAATTAGATTAAAGCGCTTGTAAAATCGTTGCTCACTTTCCCGCCCACTTGTGAGGTTATATCCGCGCGCATGGGCATCACTACGCCTACAAAATTATCAACGCCCGCCAAATGCACAAGCGCGCTAGAATTACCGTTTTGATATAAATTGAGAGTGGCGGTTTTACTCCCGCCTAATAAGTGTTGAACCTTCAAAAATTGAGTTAAATACTCATAATTAAAGTTTGCTGCCGTGCCGTCAGTAGTGAATTGACAAACACGACGATAATCGGGATAAGTTCCCTCAATTTGCGCGAATATTGTTTGCATGCCCATGCCCGTTATTTTCCAATACCCTTGTTTTTCCTCTTTAGTGAATATCAATAGCGGGTCAATTTTGCCCGCCTTTGGTAGATTCTCGATTACTTCGCGCGGAATTATGAGAGATCCCGCGCCTTGATTGTCTTCGCTATGATGATTAAGAATACCTAACTTATGCCCGTCAGTTACTACAAGGCGCGTTGTTGTCGCGTTGTATTCGACAAAAATACCGCATAAGTAATAGCGAATATCACTTTTAGGCGCGAGAGTTAAAAGGGCTTTTAATTGAGATTGTTTAATAGAGAATTGCATTTTAGTGTTTTCCTTTAGTTTAGTGAATTGTTGCGGGCTTGCGCCCGCTTTGTTTAAAATTGTGTAAGTAATAACGCAATTACTAGCGCATCATTTTTAGATTGCAAGGCGCTTACAATTAAATCATTTTCTAACGCCAGTTCGGGCGCAACACTTAATTGCTCGCATTTTGCTATAAATTCGTTTTGTGTCATGATTAGTTTCCTTTTAGATTAGATTATTAGTGAGGGCTTGCGCCCTCGTTTTGTTTAGATAATGAATTCAGGTAATTTTGAGAGGTTTAACTTGTTAGCTATCTCCATCAATTCTCTTTTAGACTTATCAGTCATAGCGCAACGTATTAAAGCGGATAAGCTGCGAGCTGCGGTATCTTGCATATTATTGGCCAAATATATATTGATTGTTTCTACCACTCTTTTTTGATGTTTATTCATTTTTTTACTTTCCTTTAGTTTAGTTCATTAAATTGTGCTGCTAAGATTCATTATACAGAAAATTCAGTACTGCAACAGTTATTGTTGCAATTTAGCAAAAATAATTGGTCAAATTGTCAAAAAATTGTCTCGAATTGTCATTGGGATGACAATCAATTGAGCTAATTGGCACAAGGGCAAGAATAGTGTATAGGTCAAATTGTCATCTTTTATCATATATCTTTTAAGATTAAAAAATACAATGTATACATATCCTATGTGAGCGACTGAAATTGGAATGACAATTGACAATTTGACCTATAAATCTTCCCGCCCTATGTTCGCGCGAAAATGTAAAATGTTAGGCGCCCGCCTGTTAATATGTCAAATTGTCAAAAGACAATATGACCTATAAAATTATAAAGCTGCCAAGCGCCCGCCCTCATGCTATCAATTTAAAATCAATGACAATTTGACAATCTGACCCATAAGATCGCAACGCTCCAAGCACGCAAGCAAAAAGCAAAAATCTTCGAGCAGGGGGGGGATAGGTCCGAGCGATAGGGCCTTGCTGTGGCGGAGGCTTTACAGAAAAAATTTTTTATTTTTAAAAATATGCTAACATCCCTAAATGTTCGATAACTTTGAATCTTTCCCTTATGAGGTACGCAAGCTCGAAGCAACAGAGGCGAGATTGCAACGCATATACGATGCTGCTAAGTTAGGACTTAAAGGCGACACATTAGCGCTCGCAGCAGGCATGATGCCTACCGAATATCGACAACTCACCCAATTAGACCCAATTGCGGAAATGGCAGAACTCAAAGGCAAAGCCGATGGCGAGATGGAGATGTCCACCGTACTGCACAAAGCCGCTGCCGATGGCGACGCTAAAGCAGCATTAGCAATCTTGCAAAATGTTCACGGCTGGGTAGCTAAACAACAACTGTCTATAGATGTCGAGCAACGCATCTCCATCACTCAGGCACTTGAACAAGCACAATCGAGAGTCATCGAAGGCGTGTTCAAGCAAGTGGATGACCAAGAAGCGTTCCACGTGAAACATCAACTTAAAGAAAAGGTGGCATAATGCCCGTCAATGCCCTAGCGCAAAATGCTGAAGTAATGAACGCTTTGGCA